TCAGATGCGTCGTAACTTGTTGAACGTGCCATGAGTTGGTTAATCCAATATAAAGTGATTTTGTCATTCAAACTAGCTACCTCGGCGGCTCTTGATATGCTCAACAAGTTGCGCGTCTTGGCAACTAGCTCGCGGTGGTATCTTGAAAATGGGGCGCTTGGAACTGAGTTTTCAATACGGTCTGTGTGGATTGTTATAAGAACACTATACAAATAATGATCGTATTCAAGATGCCCGTTTGGCTTTTCTGCCATGTGTTCATCTTCAGCTATACCCTGCACCATTACCTCAACCCCGATATAATCGTCCCCCAACCTTTGCGGGTCATTGGCAGTTGCTAACTCTATACCGTTGTCTATGAGGAAGTCATAAAATGACTGTTCCATATTCCCTTCAAAATTGAATACTTCTTCGTCTGTTTCAGCTGGCATTGTTTGTCTATATGTTAAAAATTTATTATTGTCAAACCACTTTGAACTTAGAATCCTTTGCCGCTTTCTTCATCAGGAACTCACCACGCTTAACCGCTTTAACTAGGCGGTCTTTCATAATGTCTGGAAGGAATCTTGTAGTGTGAAAAACGCCCCCGGCTCTGCTTGTGACTTCACCTTTAGTTCCACGCCCGTCTTTCATCATTACCCCGCTGCCAAAGGCTTTGTCTAGGTTTTTTGTAACCCATACCGGGACTTGCCCCTTACCACCTAATTGCTTGGAAGCTTTTACAAATGCAGCTTTCGCAATGCCTACATTTTCTTGCTCGGATTTGGCGTAAGATTCAAAAACAGAATTAGAACACCAATACCTTTGAGGTCCCATCAATGGCTGGGTTCTGCCCCTTCCATTTTGTTGGGAATTATGCCATGCACGCAAATCACCAACACTGTCTATCACACCTTTAGCAATTATGAAACCACTCCCGTATTCTATCGGCCTGTTTCCCCATGATTTTTTTGCCTTTTCTATAACATCGTCATCTTTAATGGAAACGATTTGTTTTATGTCCGACCAGACAGCCCACATTCCTATTTTTTGATCTGCTTTTGTGCCGATAGAACTGCTTCTTGGTTTTGGGAAACCGGCGAATGGTGGTGTGTATTTTGCGCCTTCCCTTGCTAATAGTGCAGTTTGTTGTTTTACAAATTCAGGCTCGTCTTTGCCTAGTTTCCTAGCTAATTTTTTAGCCCTTTTTACAAAGACACTATAATCAATCTTCGCGGCCATATTATGCGTTCTTTGCCCTTAGTGTTATAAAGTAACTTTCAGTATCGGAATTAACTTCAGTAATTACATACGTCTTTGACTCATCCACCCTAATGAGGGTTTCGTTAATGCGTGGCTCATTAGTAAGTGCTGATTTCAAACAGGTTGCTTTTGTTGTTACCTCGTCAGAATCACCAAATACGTGCCGCATCACGTCCATAGTTGATTCTTCAAAAGCTGCAATAAATTGGTTTCCACCAATACTAGCCGTTTCCCCGATAGTTTCCAAGGAATGTGTTAATGCTGCCTTGATGAAGGTATTGAACATTTTCATAATATCTCTTTTTCACACCATAGAGCCCCCGGCAAGTTTGTCAATAATTGAAAGGGCGGGTTTAGTAATGCAAAAGAGCGCCCACCGTTTCCAGTGGACGCTCTGTAAATGATTTTACTTTTTACTTGGACTTCTTACGAGCCACCTTTTTAGCCGCGGCTTTCTTGGCTGTTTTCGCGGGTTTACAATTCAACACCGAGAACGGGGTTGGGTTTATGTAAACCTCCACGAATTCATAACCCGTTGAGCTAGATGCCAAATTCATGGCATCATTTTCAGAAAGGCCACAACCTAAACAGGTCTGTTTTCCTTTCAGGAATCCGATAACTAAACAGCGGCTCATGGTTCAAGTATTAAACAGTTCCGTCTTCAATGATTTCGCCGGCAGTTGCATCACCAACCGCAGCGCCAAAGACAACGTCAAAGGAGTGCCATGTGTAGCGGCTTGCTGTGGATACCCACTTAGCAATCTGAACGGACAGTCCGTTGGGTAGTTCAATAGTGTCCATGTCGATAGCCTCGCGAACTTCGCTGGTTACTTCAGGAAGGCGTGCTGCCATTGCAAGTGCAGTGGTGTCACCAACGAAGCCGTTGACGTTAGTTCCTGCGGCACTCCAGTCTGTGGAGAGGCTGAAGGAGTCTAGGCCGTAAGCGCCGTCAATTACCCCGAGGGAGTTCTTGTCGGAAGTAACTGCGAACTGTGACCAGAACGTTGCGTCTGATACCAGATTGCGTTGCTTGTATTTGCCAGTGGCTGCAATGATCGTTTTGATGTCGGCGGTGGTTACAGTGGTGGGGTCTTTGTCAAGAACCGCAGCGCCATAGTTGGCGGCTGTCATGAGGCCTTTAACTACGCTATCAAGCTTGTCTTGAAGTGCATAGAGGTTGACCATAACCAACTTCTCAAGACGGCGGCCTGAACCAAGTTCTGCCGGCGTAATGTGGAAGGGTTGTGAATACTCGCTCATCGCAACTGAAACCGCGCCAAGCGTTGTATCGCCTTGCTCGTAGTTGGTTGGGTTCGTAAGTGTTGTTGAAGCACCAGAAGCAAGATCAACCTGAATGGTCGAGCGTGCGCCGTTGCCGTTGTTAGTTTGTGCAATCGCATCAGCAGAGAAGTTCGTTGCGAACTTGTCAAGAGGCGTTACGCGGTTCTGAAGCACCAGCATCTCGTTAGAGGCGATGATGTCAGCGATAGTATTAGCGTCAAATGTATTAGCCATAATTTTATAGTTTTGTTTTTAGTTTGTGAGTCGTGCTTTTGCACGGAGAATTTTTGTTTTGTTTGCTGCAAAGAAGTCCCGGCGGTCGTCCTTGTCAGCGATTGATTCATAACGGTGTAAAAGCTGCTCATCAGTTTCCGCCCCAAGCCCGTCACCACAATCGGCAACTGGTTGGTGAGTAGCAACCTGAACAAGCTCTGCGGCTTTAGCGGATACAGCCGCATCGCTTACCTCTTTGGCCTGTTCGATTTCTGCGTCCTTAGCTTCCACCTCGGCTGCTTTAGCTTCCATTAAGCCCTTTGCCTCATCGGCATAAGCTTCGGCTTCTAGCTTGCCTAATACGGCAACCGCTAGGTCTGCGTGTGCTTCTTGTAGTTTGCCAGAAACCTCCTCAAGGGTTTCGCGTTGTGCGGCAAGCTCGTTAGAGACTTCCTGACTAGAAGCGGTAATTGCTTCAATTTGTTTGCAAAGAGAAACAACCTGTTTTTCAGCTGGGATTCTGATCTCAGAAATTGCGGCAAGTGCTGTAAAGTCTGAAGCCGCTGCCCTTAGCCCGGTGTCAATGTGGTCAACAAGCCCGGCGTCAAATGCCTCTTGTGCTGTAAACCAAGTTTCAGCATCCATTAGGTCTTTCAGTTCTTCAACTTCATATTGGGATCTGCCGTATGCGTTAAGAATTGATGCGCTCATTTTATCAAGCAAGTCGGCGTCTGCGCGTAACTCATCAGCATCGCCCATGGAAACTGTCCAAGGGTTGTGAATCATTAGCAATGCGTTGTCCGACATATGCACCTCGTCACCTGCCATTGCAATAACCGAGGCCATGCTTGCGGCAAGCCCGTCGATATGTGTTACAATTTTTGCATCGTGCCTTTGTAGCGCGTTGAAGATTGCGTTACCATCAATCACGCTACCACCGGGGGAGTTGAGCCTCAAGTGTATTGTTTGCGCGTTAATTTCTTTAAGCTCGTTTACGAACTCTTTAGCATTTACATCATACCCGCCAATGGCGTCATAGATGGAAATTTCCGCCTCAGTTGAACCCTCGGCAGGGGGTGTGATATTAAACCATGTCTTTGTCATTATTATCTGGGTTGGTGTTTTCATCAGCTTCTGAAATCTCAGCTTGAGATTCCGTGCCTGATTGTAAAGTGATTGGTCTGCGGTAACCCCCGTCTTTTTCCCAAGCGCCTTTTACCGCTGCCCCAACGGGAGGCAACCCGGCTTCTTGCCTGAATGATAATTCATCATCAGTTTGTGGTGTTATGCTGCCAGCACGAACGCCAACACCATAAGAATCAAACTTGGCTTTTAGGGTTTCGAAATTAAGAACCTGTTTTTTGTGTTCGACCACATCTTCAGATTCTTCCTTTTCAGGGGCAATGTCACCGGGTTTGGTGAGTATTGAAATGTCCGTTAGTTGGTGGCCGTAATCTTCTGCAATTTGTTTCAGCGTAGAGAGCTCTTTAGCTCGCTGTATAACCACGTCGTCGTAGTTGCTTCCCCTGCGCTCAACAATGTCGGTCGCTGTAATTAGCCCGGCTCGGAGGTCTTCAATATCTGCTTTACGCATCCTCCCTTCATCAACCGTAAATTCTGCGGGTTTTGTAAATGAAACTTTCCACCAGTCTTCCGGGAGCGTGTATGCTCCCATTTTGGCTCGCTTGGCAATAATGTAACGAGCAAGCCTTTTATAACCACTCTCCAAGGTTTCGCGCCTTGCCGAAATAGATTTGTTTATGTCTGCCGCAAAGCCGCGAACACCTGCACCACCAACCGAACTAGAATCCAACATTTCCCTGCGCCATCCTAGTGCGTAAAAAGCTGATTGCTCAACAAGCTGGGTAAATTTTAACCAGCCTTCTGGGGGGTCGTTTGCTGTATGGGCTTTTAAGCTGCCACCATTCTTGATGATGCGGATCATCCCGCTATCCATGTAAGTTGTCCCCGGTGCAGAATCACCCCCGCCAATGCCAAGCGCATTTCGACCTATGTCGCGTGTTCCGCTTTCGGTTGATTCAACAAGCGTTAAAATAGAATTTATTTTTTGCTTCATTTTCTGGGCATCACGGGTTTCACTTAGGTCATACCAATCAAGAATTGCCGCTGCGATTGTTGGCGTTCCCCTGCCTTGGCTGAACCATTCCATGTCGGTAAAGTGAACCATTGAATTGGCAGGTATATCTTGGAAACCACGCTTCCTAGAATCGTCTTTGATGCGGTATGCAATCGGAGCCATATAATCATCAACAATTACCCCGGTCAGAATCCTGCGGCCAGCGTATGCGGTTGAGTCATTTACATAACCATCACCACATTCACCCCAATCGCCCACCCGGTGAGATTCTATGAATTGTAACTTAGGAAACCCGGTATCGGGTTGCTCGGTTAAGATAACGAAAAAATCACCGTCAACATCTAACAATTTTGAACCCCTCCAGATATTTTTACGGAAACCAAAGTTAGCACCGCGCAGGTCAAGCATCTGGTCTAGCCTAACAAAGTCTTCCTCAACTGCGGCTGCAAATGAGGTGTCGGTGCTTAATGATTGCAGCCTCCAACTGCCCCCGTAAACATAGTTCGCCTTCTGCTTAACTGCACCCGCAATAGAGGAAAAAGATTGGTAGATATACCTTGAGTCGCCAAGCATCATCTTATGACGATGCGCCGTCATCATGTCGGCTATATCCTGTGAAAGGTTTTTAGTATTCAAGCGGCGCTGGTCATTGCGGCCACCAGAATAAAACTCGCTTGAGCCTGAACGTAACGTGTTTCCGGGCGCGTAACGAATACTCGCCTTTCCGTATGATGATTTTACCGGGTCAACTGCCATAATTTATCGTCTTAAATTGTTGTAGTTAATCCGGGCAAGCATCGTATCCGAAATTTCATTTCCGGCATCAAGCACGTAGGCTTCTAATAGTTCCTCCGTCATTACAGAACCGCCTACACCCCCGGTCTTGACCATCTTGTATGCCATTCTAATCATTTCGGTAAAATCGAAAGCCCCCCAATTAGGTGGCAATTCATAACTGAAGGATTTTCCAGATAATGAAGCATTGATCATTCTTGCACCACCCTGTTGGACGGTTTCAAATTGTGCAAGAGTCAACTGCTCCAGCATGGCTAGGGTTGCGGAAACGGATTTATCTGATTGTATCCAAATTGTGAAAAGCAATGCACGCATATTGTATGCTTGATTTAAATAACAAATCAACCACTTTGTCAATGCAGTAATTATTCAACGTCTTCATCATCTTCCCTGCCACCATCAACACCAACCAAACCGGCCATCGCCGCACAGACAACTTGCTGTTGTTCGCAATCACCATAATGGTCGTCCTTGGAATCCCGGTTAATGAAGTCGTAATACCTTCTTCCGTCTGGGGCTGTTTTACTTATGCGGTGCCATGCGTTAATCTGCCGCTCATAAACGCTGCCAGAATTATCCGCATAAGTCCAAACCAATTTATCTTCAAATGATCTTATTGAACGGATTAGAGATAACCGGCTAAGTGCTGCATTTTTTGAAAAACGAATTTGCCCAACATACCTGCTCCCCCCGCGTGCGTTTTCTGTCCCCTCGCCGGTGTCCAAATATTGCACGTCAGAGTATATGCGGCGCAAACCATCCGGATGTCTGAAGTCCCTAGCTTTATCACCCCTGAAGACCATCCACCCATTTTCCCCGGCTATACGTTGCACTTGAACGGTATTGTAGTTTCCATCTAAGAATACCCGCGAACCCCTCAACCCGTTTTGTTTTAGTTTCCACTTATCAGCAAGGTCGCGTATCTGGCCAACCGAAACAACCTTTTCCCTTTCAATGAGCCTTGATTGAAGCACCCCGCCAATCAATGCCCAAGCGCGGATAATAACATAGTAATGATCCTTCTGGACATCCACGGTTGCAAACATCAAAGGCTCTTCACCACCCGTTTCCCATGCTTGGCCAAGCAAATAATCACCACGCGCATTTTCTTGAACTTCGTCTGTAATGTATTCACTTTCATTCCACGGTTGCGCGAGTTGTTTGCGCACAAAGTTTTCTAATTTTGAAAGGTCGCCCCGGCTCCTTGCTATTGTTGCCTCTTTCCACCTAGTTACCAAGTCAGGCCAAGGCA